AGTTGGGGTAAATGGCGCATTAACTGACATGATTATCCTTGTGCTGGTTGCTCTGCTTCAGGTTGAGCGTCCTCTACTACTGGAGCATTTTGAGCATTAAATTGATTGGCTAATTTTTCAAATAATAGTGAAGCTCCAGTCTTGCTCGGAAGCTCTCCAATAACTTGAATAATAAATTGCGCCTCGTTATCTTCTAATGTAAAAGTTTTCATAGTTATCCCCTATAAAGTTATGCTGCCTGATTAGCCCAAGGCAACGGTGGGCTTACTACTGGTGGATTAGCTAAATTAGCCACCGCCTGAGTAACGCTTGCTTCTACTTCGGATTGATTTACGCCATTTTCATAGCACCAGCCCAATACTTGTTCTTGAGTAAGTTGTGCATAAGGAGTAAATTGACCACCTGTAGTTGGCTGTGGGAATGAGCAAGAACCATAATTTGATGCGCTATGAGTTCCGTCTGTGCCATTACAACGCCAGCCAGCAGTTAATACTACTTGTGTTTGTCCATCAACAGGTTGTGTTGCCACATCCATGTATTCAATTTGCCATGTAATAGTTGTCATTATTTAGTTCCTAATTGTGTTTCTAATGCAGTTACTTTAGCGTTGAGTTCTTGAATAGCTTTTACAAGAGTTGGGATTAAAGTTTCGTGGTTAATGTTTTTATATTCAATACCATCTTCGCCAGCTTTTGATGTTCCAACACATTCAGGAAATATTGTTTCAAATTCTTGTGCAATAAATCCAGCAACATTTTTCTTGTCTTGACCTTTTCCATCTTTCCAATCAAACCTTCTAGGTTTTAAAGCCATTACAGCATTAAGTCCTGTATCAATATCTTTAATATTTTCTTTTAATCTTTCGTCTGAAATAGCAGTAATGACAATAGATGTGGCATATACAGTGCCGCCAAAACCAACATAGAAACGATACGCACTTGCACCTGTTGAATACACTTCATAAGTTGTACTTGTGTTTGTAGTAGCAGAGCCTTTTACCATCAGTTCTGGCGCTGTAGCGTTTGGAGACACAGAAAAACCACCGGCGCCGTTTTGACTTGTAGTACCAACCAACAAATTACCACTAGAGTCAATACGCATCCGTTCTGTTGTATATCCACCATTAGCAAATATTAAATTACTTCCAGCAACAATATTAGAAATCCAAGCATCGCCCGAACTAGCAGTTGGTGAAAAAGATAACCACGCATTTTGTCCTGAACCAGTAGTAGAAATTTTTATTTCAGGTTCGTTTGCTGTACTAACTTGAAGAACTTTATTTGAGCCATTTCTGCCACTTGGAGTTGTAGTACCAATACCTACATTGCCACTATCTGCTACATATAAAAGATTTGCAGAATTTGCGTAATTATTAACAGATACATAAGCACCACTTGCACCCGGGCGAATAATTGTTCCATCTGCTCCATCATTAGTTAAGCGAGGTGTTTTTGTTCCAGCTATGTTTGGTAATTGAAAACCACCTGTAGGAGAATTTCCACCTAAAGCAGAAATATATCCACCAACAACTAAATTAGTGCCATCAAAATATAAATTAGAACTAGAATTAAATGCACTTGTGCCATTACCAAAAGGTATATAACCAGCAGTTAATGATGTAAGACCTGTACCGCCTTGAGGCACGGTTATTGGTGTGCTTGTACTTGAAATTGTGACATTAGTTAATGTCAAATTACCAATACTGGTATAAGTATTGGAAAGCGTCATCGCCACATTACCTAAAGTAATGGGAGACGCAAAGTTAGCATCTAATTGCGCTAAAGGAATAGCGGTTGTGGCACCGGCAAAGGTGTACGGAATAGTCATTTAAAACCTCACTCTCAATTCGTGTTCGTATTCAAATCCATTTAAAACAAAGTTCGGATAAGTTGATGTCACAGTCATCCCCAAATACTTGCCATACTGTTGAGCATCGGTTTTATACAGAGTATATCCTTGTCCGCCGAACCATGGAATAGTTGCAGAGCTATTATTTAGCCAAGTAATTGTGATGCCTAAGTTGTTGTACCAAGATACAAAATTGCCTAACAAATACGCTGGACTAGAACCGGACTCGGAATCCACAGTCACGGACAATTCAGCAGGAGTTGTTGTAGTTGCTTCAATACCTACTTTTAATGCTTGTTTTGTACGGATGTTATCACCCATAGGTTGCAGGGCAGTTTGCACATAACTTGAAATATTAGCACTTGCATCGGCATAAAGCTGGACGCAATTAGTACCGTTAGTGCCATACAAATTTACTTTGCCGCTTACGGGCGCTGAAGTAATGTATTTGAGGTCATTGCCTTGACTGGTAAAGAACCATTTTTTCTCAAAAAATATTGCTTGCATATAGCGAGCAGAGCTTGATGTTCCCTGAGTTCCGGTGTATTTAAAGTTAAATGCAGCGCACAAAATGTTATTGAGTAAGACTTGTCCAGCCGTAGTTTCCTCAGTAACAAAGTCAATATTAGGGAAAACCCCATCTAAAGCATCTGAAATCTTTGAGGTTGTAGAGCCGACTAGCGCATACACCCCATAGTTGTTCATAAAAAGTACCGAACGGAAATATGGAAATAGGGCATAAGCCAGCTTGGAACCCACAGAAGCGCTGACATTGGTATTAGTAAACAGAGTAGTACCAGTATTAGTAACCCTAACATCCGAAAACACATTGATTGAGTCATCGCCAAAAATGTATAGAAAGTTGTTAGCAGATAGCAATTGCTGGATATTGCCATGCAAAGTTGAATCTGAAATGGTTACTGCGCCAGCAGAAACGCTTGTAAAGTCACTAGATGAGCCAGCAGCGCTGTAATAAACGGTACGACCTTGAGCAATCCATACGCGCCCAGAAAAGCTAGCTATACCCACATTCTTGTCAGTTGTGACATTGGCTACTGCCGTTGCATTGCTTCCTCCGCCTCCAGTAATGGTGACGGTAATATTTGCTGAATTGGTATATCCAGTTCCGGGGTTAGTCATAATGACTTCGGTAACTTGACCGCCAGCCAAAATAGCCGTTCCTGCCGCGTTAGTGCCGCCTCCGCCAGTAATTGTGACTACGGTGTTTGCAGCATTGATGTAGTTTGAGCCGCCATTAGTAACGGTGATGCCAACGGTACCTTGAGCAAAAGTAGTTAATCCAGCTACCGCAGTTGCGCCCGTACCGCCTCCGCCTACTAAAGTTACGGTAGGAGCAGAGGTATATCCTGAGCCAGCCTCCATCAAGCTGATGCTGGTTACGATGCCTGTATCTACAACGGCATTAGCGGCTGCATTAGCGCCTCCACCGCCTGTAATCGTCACGCTTGGGGCTGAGGTATATCCAGAGCCGGGCGTGGTTACAGAGATGGCTACAACGCCTCCAGATTGTATTGTGGCACCAGCAATAGCTTGCACACCATTTGAAAGGTTTGGAGCGCCAATAACGACTTGAGGAATAGAGGTATAGCCTGTTCCAATATTGGTCATGCCAATAGATAAAACGGAACCCGAGCCAGAACTAATTGAGCAAACGCCAGTAGCCTGAACTCCATTAGCTTGGTTTGGCGCTGAAATTTGTACTGTGGGCGCGGAAGTATAGCCACTTCCTTGATTGGTTAAACCTATGATTCCAACAGAACCAACATTAATAACGCTGGTGCCATCCCATGTGAAATACCCTTTTACGGGGTCACAAATCAATAAATATTCATTTTTCCATTGGGAAACATTGATATTGTCGATGCTAAAAGTGCCAGCAGCAGCAATTGTGCCTTTAGTTAAATTATCTAGTCGGACATATTCAGCGCTTCCATCGGACTCAAAAGCCACTAAATAATCCACCAATCCAATATTGGCGGAGAAAAAATACAAAACTGTATGGCTAAAAGTAATCCCTAAATTGGTGTAATTAGGCGTAATCTTTAAGTTGCCATAACCAATTGGCATAGCATTTTCAAGCCAAGAAAACTCGGTGTCTTCAATGGCAGTACGGTTAGCTTTAGTGTCAAGACCTTTAAATTGTTTGACAATAGCATACGATTTTTTTTGCTCTGCGGCTGCCATAATTAGTATGGAGTGCTATAAGGGTTGAGCATCCTTCTGGTGTAAACCGAGGTCTGTACCGCCATAACTTGTTTGTCATATTGTTGCTTAAATATTTCAGCTTCTCCAAAGGATTGCTCAAAATACTTCGCTTGATAAGCAGCGTAGAACTGAACCGGATTGTAGTACGGGTCATTGATGGTATCTGTGTCTGCAAGATTTACCATTGGTGTAGGCAAAATTACAGTATCAATTTCAACGGTATAAACTTGGTCTGGTACCGGAGAAATGTAAATCTGTGATTGCCCGAATACGCTAAACGCAATAGGGCGTCCAATATAATTTTGCCAAAAACGCAATTGCGCGTTGAAGTCTGTCCAAGACAAATAACGCATTGGAATACGCGTATTGCCCCAATACAAGTTAATGTTTAATACATCAAGAGTCTGAGTGCCTTGTGGCAAACATGAAAAATTAATAATTTCAGATGGTCCTGCATATTGCAAAGTAACCGTTCCATTAAGGAATGTAGTGCTTGGCGGATATGGATTAGGACCAGATGGATAGTTAGGAGCGGTAGTGCTAAAGACGCCGCCGTTTACTACTTTGTAAATAAAGATGTTATAGACAACATAATCGCCGGTGTTAGCTGTGCCACCACCAGTCCAGAAATAGGGTGTTGCACCTCCCGCTACAGGCGTAGTAGGTACAGTCGTAATTTGAATCGTGCGTAAGCATCCGGTATCCCGGACTACGCGCTCCCTGCCAGCATTAATGTAATCTGTTAATTGCTGGTCGGAGTAAAAGTTTCCATTAGCATCATGCAAGAGTCTTCTGACTTGCGTGATGTAGCCTTGCAGAGTTTGTGACATTGATTTTCCATATTAAGCTGCTTGGCTAAGGACTTTTCCCCCTGCCTTCTTTTGGGAGGGCAAGGGTACTCTTTCCACCACCGGGGATAACGAGTGATTCTTTTTTGGAGCTTGCTCCGAAATTAAGATTTTGGACAAAATAGCCAAACCTTCCGGTACTTCCGCTTTAGTTCTAATTAAACCTAAACGAGCAAGGAATGGTTCTTTATCCATCTCCATGTAACCAAATAAGTGACGAGCCACTTCTACCTCCACCTCCACCGTCTCCCCGATAGGAAAAGCGTACGGTTTAAAAGCATAATCAAAGTGTATGGGTTTTTCCCATGTGTTCGTCACAAATAAGGTTGACATAATTAGAAGCTCACAGTATCGCCATAAACACGAATATCACAAGTGCCATTAGCAACTGCGGTATTCACTTTTACAAATAAAGCCTGAACGGTATAACCATTCACAACGGTTGTCGTGCTATACGGGCTAGCAACAGTCAAGTCCTGATAAGTAGTAGTCGCTGTCAAATTGGATAACACGGTAGCCGCAACTACCGCATTACTCGCATTGCCATCGTTAGAAGTCAGAATAGACACATTGGCTGTACCAATATTTCCATTAGGATTCTGAACGGTTACGCGTCTAATAATTACGCTTCCTGAACTAGCGGCATTTGCCCCTGCGGTCAAACCGCCGCTAAGAATAGGAATTGTAATAACAGCATTGCCTGTTGCACCCAGAGGCACGCCAGTAGCGGAAGCAATGGCATAGTTGCCAAAGTTTACCGCCGTATTTTGTGCTACTGAATCTACGCTAGACATGGCTGCTCCTTATTTGTTGTATGTGCCTGATACTGGTTGACCGCCGTTAGTAGCAAACAATGTAATCGTTGGTGTGCCAGAAAGCACATTAGCGCGTACATTGTAGCCGTCAGCGATGAACAAGCCGCCAGTATTGTTAGCAACAACAACAGCCCACGAAGCATTGCTGATATTGCCGTCAGTATCGGTGTTTAATTCGATAGTGACATTGGCTGTAGGAGCAATGTAATAGATGCCGGCTGGCATAACAACAGTAGCGTTACCAGCAGCGTAGGCTTGAAAATAGCCAGATGCCGCGTTAGTTGCTACATTCGATACTAGGATTTTATTGGAAGCTAATGACATGGTTTATCTCCTTAGATAGAAAGTGAGTTGTAACCGGTCACTTGTGTCATTGACTTAGGCTTGGTATTAACCAATTCTGCAATCATTAACACAGCACCAACATAACCAATCTGCCAGTTAGGAAGAGTGGACTCAAATCCTGTAAATACGAACGAACCTTGGTCATGGATGTACAGAGACAAGTAGTTAGTATTCAGGAAGTACACAGTACCTTCAGGACAATATGGGTCTGGATAGATTGGAACACCAGCGACCATCAAAGCGCGGAAAGCAGCTTGAGGACCGTTAGAATCGCTATCAAAACCATGACCGGGGGTGATGACATACTGTTCTTGACCTACGAAGTCTTGAGCAAGCAATGTCCATGTACCAAAACCGCAAACACCAAAGCTAGGCATTTCAGCGCCGTTTTTAACGGTACCAGAAATGTATTGCAGGATGTTTTGACGAGTTGGATTTACACCACCAGCGGCATATTGCTTAGACTGCCACCATGTGTAGGTGCTACGGCTGATATTACCGTAAGTACCAGAGCTAGAAACGGCTGCTGGAAGACCGATAAATTGTTGATTGTTTGTAGTGTTGGTGTACAAAGCAGTTGCCATTGCATCCATCATTACATTGGTTGCATCGTTCATACGAGCTTCAATCAATGGAATGATTGCTGCGTCTTGCTGAACTGCACCTTCCATACCGAGGAACGGTACTGGAGCAATCATCAACTTCAAGTCAAATTCAGCATTGAAAGCACCTTGCTGGACTGAAGGCTGGTTGAATGAACCAGAATAGTCAGACCATTGGGCGTTCACAAATTGCGAACCCTGAACTGGAACGGTTACTGAGGATACACCGCCTGAAGC